TCGGCAAGCAATCCATCAGACCAAGTTACAATGTCATCAGCGCATACCGGTTCCCCAGTTTCGCCATGCTCTAATTCTTGAGATAATGCGCCAGTTAATGTGATTCCTGGCCCAGCGGTGTAATTAACAGTGTATACTGAAGTTTCAAATAATGGAAAATATTCTTTGTATTCAGTAACGTTCAAAGTTGTATGTGGATTATCAGTACTTACAAGCGAACCGTCGCATAACCAACCCATGAATGTTTCACCTTCTGGTGCAATAATAGCAGCAGCTGATCCATCCATGCCGTGTTCAACAACCTGTGAGCCTACTCCCCAATAGGTTAGTGTATAAAGATCCAATTCAAATAAAGGATAAACAGTTACAGAATCTGTGTCTGTCCGTGGATTTAAGGGTAATTCATCAGACCATCCCAAAAATCTATGATTATCTGGTACAACTGCTGCAATAGCCGTACCTTTTGTTTGAAACTGCTCACCATTGAATGTACTATAAGCATAGTCTGATCCCGCCCAATAACGTGTAGGCAAATAAATGAAAAATTTAGTGGCATCATCAAAAACAGCAGAGACATCAACATCCATTATGACAAATTTATCTTGCCGTGGATTAATTGTACATAGATCCGACCATTTATAAAACTCGTAATCCGGTAATGGGTGTGCCTCTACTTCAGAAGCATCGTCTTGTGCATTGACTGATTGATATGCAATACCCGTAATATAACCACCTAGAAAAGTTTCATATATTAAGGAATAGCGATCAATAACTACCGCTATTCCAGATTTACCAAAATAGAATTCCATGAGGCTATTACCCTCATCATCAGTCTTGGCTAGTGCTTTGAATTCGCTTTCTTCGGGAAACCAATCAGTGGCATAATCCAAATTAAAACCATTCACCGCTGGCGTATGTACAATATGAATACGCCTATCGCGCTCCAGATTATCGAGATTCTGCCAAGCACCAGGATAATAAGGTACATCTAAAAATTCTTTGGGATCATTGAAACGCAAATAATAAGAATTACCTGCAAACACAATAGCAGGGGCATCATATTCTACATTTTCAACGGTATCGTAATGCAGTATATTCATACGTGATTCTCACAATGCACTCGATAAGACTTACGCAATTTCACAACCAAAGGATCATTTCGGATGAAGCCCCTATGCAATGGTGTATTGATGTCGTGAGCCATTGGAAAAGTATTTTCCCAATAATGCTTGTCACGATCATATTGCATACTTGGCACCATCATTAAAGATACCCAACCATTATCCTTAATAACACGTTCATCATTGCTATGCGTATGCTGCGGAAATGGTAATGGGAAGAGCCAAGGATTCCAATGACTATCAGCATAGGCCGCTGCGCCCAGCGGTATAAGGGAATGATAGGATAAAGGGCGCAGCGACCACGCGGAGCCGGGAAAGGAAATGGAGGCATCATCAATATTGACATACTGATAGCAATAGGCTTTGGCATATACTTTGTATGGTGTGTCCTTCGGCACATCCACTTCCAGCGGCGTAAGTGGAGCGCCATTATAGAAAGTATACATAACCGCGCCTATTTTAACTTTGCCATCGGGTATCCCCATATCGTCCTGTGTCCCAGCGAGAAAATCTTCAGCAACTAAACCTTGTTCTTGCAAAGGTTCTTGTGTTTCTGCTACAACTAAAATGTCATCCTTGACTTCAACTCTATAATGATCTCCAGCTAAATCCCAAACTGAAAAAACACCATCAGGCTCCTGGCCTAGTGCGTCTCCAAATGTGAATTTGAGCTGAGCAAAATCATAGACATGTAAAGGATCTATTCCAGTTGTTGCAGGGTATGACCGTCGAGCCATTGTATTATTTGGCCCATATCCGAGATAGTACAGATTGTACTCTTGGCTGAATAGTATATACGGTTCAACCTTGAGATCATAAAATTCTGGATACCATCTTGGATACATGCTTATGCTCCTGAAGGTACGAAGTGCTCATACAACGCAGTTGCAAGTGTTCTTATTGCATCTGTCTGCCCTGAAGTACCTTCATTCATGCTAGTACGCAATGCTGAAGCGCTATCAGCAATATCAGTAATGGTACTAGCATTAACCCTTTTCATAGTATTCGTGTCTTTAACCACCTGTCTACGCAAGGCACGTAGAAGATCACTGATTTCAGTGAGATCTTCGAGGCGTTCTGCGTCTGTAAATGTGCTTACGAAAGTTTCAATCCAATTCATCTTTCATCTCCTTATGCACCTGGCGCTAATATGGTTTCACTAACCACCCAAACACCACCAATGCGTTTTGCAAAAACAAGATCACCTTGATCCCGTTTAATACACCAAGAACCATCTGTATCACGGTCACCAAATATGACCGCGCCATTAAGATCCAATTCAATATCATCATCTTGCCACGTCAACTTGGGATAACCAATACCTCCCAGAATTTTCCATGTATCTGCAAAATCCCAGTTAAGAAACGTGGCTTCAGTGTACATCTCATCAGTAGTTTGTGGATCACCATCTGTACAAGTCGTAGTATCACCATCATAAAAACAGTCTGTTACAGTTCCACTACCCTGTGTGATGCCATATTTGAAATTGCCTTCAACAAGCCCCGCAGCATAACAATTCGTAATAGCACCATTTTCCTGATTTACTCCAACTAGACCACTCGCCTCGGCAAGTCCACCATAATTATTAACGTGGACTAGACTATAACAATTTATAATACTACCAGTATTCTGACCAATTAAACCACCCATGCTTGTTGCTGGAAGATTACTTTCAATGTTACCAATAGCATAAGAATCTACAATTGAGCCATAATTTATGCCAATAAGACCGCCAATATCTACGTCTTGAAGGTCCATTTCAACTTGAATATTTGCACAACAATTCCAGATAGTTCCTGTGTTATATCTAACTAGACCACCCAAAGCGGGAATACTCGACTCAAATGTGCATTGAATAGAGCATGATTGGATCAATCCATGATTTTCATTAACTAGTCCACCAATGGTGCTTATCAATTTTAGATTCTTAACAGTCCCAGTATTATAATAGATTAAATAATCTCCGAAATAACTAGACAGCATATGACCAACTTTGAGATTACTAATAACATGCCCATTGCCATTCAAGCTACCACTGAATATATTTTCTGGATACCCTATAGGGGTAAAATTATTTACCCATTCATGAGTAGCACTTGCATCAATGTCATTTAATAACTCGTAATGCGAGTTCAAAGGATACTCAGGATCAGTACCTATCTTTTGCAACTCTTCTATACTGGAAATATAAATAATTGGATTTGTAGGAGTCAAAGAAGGGTATGAAACACCTTCAGTAATACTCCAAATAGTTAAGAAATCCCAATCAATATAAGTTGCAGTTTTATACATTTGCGCAGTTGTTTTGGGCACACCCTTACCACTATTATCAATCTGCCCACTAGTTTCTGTATTATAATAAGATGAAGTGGTTATACCAGTACTCTCGCCAATTAGACCACCTGCTATTCCAACTGATGTAACTAGGCCAATAGAATAACAATTTTCTGTTATTCCAGTATGATTGCGACCAATAAGTCCACCAGCCCAATCAGGGCAAGATACTGCACCTTCAGCAATACAATTTGTTATTGACCCTTGAGTAACTAAACCAATTAATCCACCAGCAGTCGATACTGATCCAATAACCTTGCCAATAGCATGACATTTTGTAACTGTACCACCATTTTGTCCAATTAAACCACCAGATCTCGTATCACCTGTAACTAGCACATTAGTATAACAGTCTGAAATGATTCCACCTAATACTGCATTTCGTCCAGTTAGACCACCCACATTAGTAGTAGCTGTCATTATACCAGCTACAGAACAATTTATAATAGTGCCATTATTGAAGCCTGCGAGAAGACCACAATGATCTCTACCAGTAATAACTGCTCCAGACATATTAACATTAGAAATCCTTCCTGATGATGCACCAAATAGCCCAACATAATCTTCTAAGGGTCTATTAATAAACAAACCAGAAATGGTATATCCAGCACCATCAAATGTGCCTGTAAATGGCGTTGCATTATCACCTATTGGATCAAAACCTAACCCCCCATTCCATGTTAGAGTTTCACTTGCTGTAATATCTCCACCAAGTACATAGTCACCGTCAAGTGGAAAGTCAAGATCGTTTCCAATTTTTTGAACATCTGCGATGGTTATCAATGTATGTGTATAAGTTATGCCTAGAATTATTCTAGTTTCACTAATAGTTTTGGCGGCCCAACTACCTGTATCAGAAACCATAAAGCTATTATCTTCCATGATATCTGGAAGTATACTTTCAGCGTCTACTTGATCCCATGCGTCCTCAGTGGATAAAAGTAAATTACCTGCTGCCTCTGGTATGGGTAAACCCTCGCCAATAAGTGCTTGTACATCTTCAAGTGTTTTGATGGTCCAATCATCATTTCCAGATACAAGAAATTTATTATCACCAGAAACTGGGGGTAAACCAGAACCATCCTCTCCACCAGAAGATGTAAATGAAACCCATTCAGTGCCATTCCAACCTTCCCAATCACCAGCAATAAGTATAATACACTCACCAAGTTGTCCGGCAGAATTGAGTATGAAAGTATCATCTGATCCACTTTGAATAGTAAATTCAGTTGCAGCACCACGATAAATTAAAGGCGCACCAATAATATTACCAAAATTCTGATCAAACGTGATACTTGTGCCATTAACTTCAATTACTTCCGCTTGTAATGCTCCTGTATATCGAATTGCACCAATACGCTTATCATAAGTATTATCTTGTCCGACATGAATATAGCCTGTGGAAAATAATGAGTCTGTATACATATCCGAACCATGTAAGAAAGAAGCGATACCAGACACAGTGAGATTAGTAACTTCAGCTATATTTGCATTTAGTGTTGCTGCATTAAGTGTCCCAATTTCTGCCGAAGTATACTCTAAAGTAGTGCCCTGTAATGTGGGAATTTCTGTGGTTTCACCAAAAGCAATATGAATAGTCTGATCTGATGGCGCGTTGAATAAACCACGTTGAGTAGCGATATGCTCATCAGTAATAGCAAGATACCACTCATCTAATGGATAACTATCTGTATCATTGGCTCGCCAAATACCTAAAGCTATACCAGTAGGCTCATCAACATTATTACCAATAGTGAGTAGACCATCTATGCCCATCTCATCAGTCATAAGTCCAACTATATCGCCATGTGTATCTTCAGGGGGTATGCTTTCTGTAAGTACAAACCGTGCTTCTAGTGTCACATCTTGCATAACTGCAAAACTATAAGTGGTTTGCAGAGATTTACGAACTTCATTCTCATCGTACCATCCTGTAAATGTATATCCAGTATTTGATGTGCATGAAACTATGCACATGGTATTATAAGATATATCTTGTGAAGTTGCACAAGTAAGTGTCCCGCCTGATCCTGCACTGGCCGTAACAGTGTATACTGCGGTAGTGAATATGGCTTGTAAAGAAATATTGTAGTTCAATGCAAAAGTATTTTCAGCATCAGTTCCATATTGTACACCCGTACTAACATATCGCCATTCCACAAAGTCATATCCAGTATCAGGTAGGGCATTAATAACAACTTCTGTACCTGCTGCATATGTACCTGCACCAACTACAGAGCCACCACCACCAGATTGCAAAGACACAGTATAAGTTATGCTAACGCCACTCTCTTCGCAGATATAATCTTGTCCAGTCATATTTTCAGCAAGAGCATCAAATCTACGTGTTTCGGGATGGAAACTCCAACCACCATAAGTAGGGCGTAAGATTATAGTTGTGCCTGCATCTATAGATACAGTATAATCACCATTAACATCGGTACTTGCAATTAAAATATCATCAGCATCTAGTATATCTACATTTGCTTGTCCAATATCTTCAGAATCATGGATATTCCCACTAATTGTATAGACTGACCTAGTGTATTCAATATCACAAGTTTGATAAGTACCCGTAGTGACAATATCTATATGTTCTATAGCTGGTGTAATAAACCCATTAACATTATCACACTCGACAGTTACTTCGCCTATAGGCACGGCATAAAAAATGCCATATTCTCGCCAATAAGATGTCTCGCCAGCAATTCTCCAGCGACCTGACTTGCGGGGTTCTACATCCACGCCAACTTCTTGTTCATTTGCTGCATCATCATTAGTAACACAACGAATCTTGAGATAACCAGATTCAGAAGCAAGGGCAGTAACTAATAGGTCTAAGTGGATATTTAGATCTTGCCGAGGATTATTAGCATTGCCATCACTCCAACCTATGAAATTTAATCCAGGTTTAGCCTGCACATAGATTACAGGACCATCTTCACCACTATTCAAAGTATCTTGAATGGAATCTAACCAAGTAGATTGATCCACTGACACTGTACAATTTTCATCAGTGAGGTAACTTATGGAACAAATCTTGTATTGTAGAACTGCAATGATCTCTTTATCAGCATCAACATCAGACTCATATCTCTCGGATGTAAGTACGCCATCATCCCATTGTACAAAAGTATAATCAGGATTAAGTACTTCCACCTTAACTTTTGAAATTTCAGTGCTACTGCCATATTCTATATCAGTTAATGTAATCCCATCAGGATAAGCAACCCAAGTAGCATCTTCATACAAATAGAGTAAGCCAGCATCAGAATCACTTACACGATAAGTAATGGTGTACTTAGCTTCGGTATATCTTGCAGTGACTTCTACATCTTCAGTGACATTGGCATCTATGCGTGGATTATCAGTACGTTCATCTGACCACTCCAAAAAAGTATAATGATCTATTGGTACTGCTGTTACTGCTGTACCACTGTCATCATACAATACTGTCTGTGTGGTTTCGCCAATAAGTGTGCCATAATTGTCAGTGGCGTAAGTTAAAGTATATGAGTCTCTTTCAAAAGTTGCAGTAAATGCCATGCTCTCTGTGACGTTTATTTCTTGACGTTCTGCAACTTCGGAAGCATCACTCCAGTTTACAAAATGCCATCCAGTATTAGCAACCGCTGTGACTTTTGAGCCATCAGAGCCATGCGTAATTATCTGAGAAGTATCACCTTCAATAGTGCCACCTTCAGAAGCAAGATAACTTACTAGCCATTGACCAGTAGCAAAATATGCTGTAACATTAATATTGGCGGATAGATCAGTACGAGCATTCGTGAATACACCATCATCCCAACCAACAAAATCATATCCAAAATCAGGAACTGCTGTGACCATATCAGCAGTGCTATCATGTAGCACATTTTGTTGAACTTCGGTTAAGCCAGTTTCGCCCGCACAGGTTAAAGTACCATTAGCACCTGCGGTATATTTCATTATATATTCTATAAGCCCAAAGAAGGCTGTAACTGCTAAGTCATCAGTAACATTCTCGTCTATGCGTGGATTTTGTGAGTTGACTTGATGAATTTCTATACCAGCAGCAATCTCTTCAACTAAACCTGCTTCTCTGTCATAGTATTGACACAGTTCAATGGTATGGCTAATTGGATCAGCAGACACAATGAGATAGATGACTTCACTAATCCCAAAACGAACCAATCCACTTTCAACTGAGCCAGTAAACTCTACAGTAGTAGCACCTTCTGCTGCCAGTATCGCAACTTCTCCAAGTACAGAAGCATTATCACTCCAGCAAGCAAAAGAATAACCAGTATTACCAGTAGGCGTAACAGCAACACCAGTAGAGCCATAATCAACTTGCTGTTCTACTTCAAGCACTCCAGTATCAAGTGTGCCATTAGCATCAACAGTATAAGTTAGAGTAAATTGTTTCGGTGCTGCAAGAAACTTCAAGCCCTCATATAGCGTATTGTAAGTTGCGCCTAAACGACAAACACCATATCGTGTATGCCCATTCGTTGAGGTAAATTTACCTCCAAGAATATCTGTTGCATACCCTAACCCAGTAATATCAGGATCATCACTTGCATAGATTATAGCTGCCGAGCTGAAAGATAAAGGATCATCTTTAATACCACCTGTTAAAGTATAAGGTGTTTGTCCCGCAAAGATAGTATCATCCTTGAGATGCAAATTAAAAACAGCATGTGTTGGTTGTTCTAAGGTATATGGTGCATTTCCCCCTGTACTAATATTAAGTACACGTAAATAATTAGAGGTTTGCCGACCGACCCAAAGATAGCCATTAGCATCAATGCATAATGCGCGTACTGTGCCATCAACTGCTGTTGGGGCAAAATTAGTGGCTATAGTCAAGGTTGTATTATCTAAATAAGCACGACAAATTTTATTCTGTGTTTGACCATTTATCACAGTAAAATCGCCGCCAAAAAATAAATTATGCTTGCCACTTATTGTAGATCGTGTAATTGTATACACTGTACCATTACAAGCAGGTACTGAACCCATCAAAGCACCAGTAATCTTGTTATAATACTGCAAACCATCAGTGAGATCACCAAGCGGAAAAACTGCTAGACCAGATTCATGTATACATCGTGGTACTATGGTAATACCCGCATCGAAAGATGTGACCTTATAATCTAAATCAATTTGCACTAGATTACGTCGAGCATATTTTGCAGTGCCATCTTGAACATGCGTAAATTCACCGCCAATAAATAGACTATTAATAGCTGGTGAATAATATAATGAGGTAATAACAACATCTTTTTCAGGTGAATCTTCATAAGTTAGGACCAAGGGAATATCAAGTAGCATACCCGTAGAATCGAAAAATGCTAAACTTGTTCTGAGATTACCATTAACAAATCGAAAGTTACCACCAATAACTGTAACATCAGCGATGTGCCCAACTGCAAAAATTGCATAGTAATTAGTTATGCCAGCAAACTGATGCCTCCAAGCATATAACGAATTTTGTATATTACGCGAGGCGTTTACTGGTGTAAAATCATACTGTGTATGCGTGGGTGTAAATACTTTCGTACCTGAGCTTACTGCTGCTTGAAAATTACCATCAGTAATAGATGTGAGTGTGTCATCCCCTGTTACAGTGATACTAGCATCTGTAACTTCAACATTACCCTGTATGGTGTACTGATCTGCAAGCAATACGAAATTAGCCGTATATGTAGCATCAGCAAGTACGTTGCCATCAGTACGTGTAATTGAAGTATTACCATCAGACCAGTGACTAAATACATATAATGGATCAGCCAATGCTATAACTTCTGTACCAGAATTACCACTTGCAATGAGCTGTAAAGTTGTTCCATCAATGGTACCGCCTATAGAGGTAGCATATTGTATGGTATAATAGAGTGTAAACTGCGCAGTAACAGTTATATTTTCAGTTATATTTTCATCAGTACGCTGTGCCGTTAATACTCCATCACTCCAGCCATCAAAAGTAGCATTGTTATAGGGTAATGCTTCAACGGTAGAACAATCATTATAAATTTCTACTGTTTGTGGTGTCACGCCAACAATCATTCCACCATCTTCAGCAGTGTATGTACAGGTGAATGTTATATATTCAGGCTCGAAGTAAACGCCTTGATCCAGTGTACCATCACTGTTAAGACGAACATTATTATTTGTGCTTTTACTATTGACATAATCAAAATCACCGCAAATAATGATCTTGTCATCACTTTCACGTACAGCAATGCTTGTAACATTATCATTACAATAAGTAACAAAAGAGTCATCAAGTGTGCCAACAGCAAGAAATTGTGCAATATGACCATGCAGTTCAGTATCAACAGTTGTAAATTCGCCACCAATTAATATAGTATCATCAACCTTGACACAAATAGATAATACAGGAGCATCAAGTACGGGGGCAAAGCTAGCATCAAGTTCGCCATCTGCGTCTAATCTAGCAACATACTGTCTAGCCTCGCCAGCAATTTCAGTGAAGTCACCAGCAATTACCATCCAGTTTGCATGGTCTATGGTATTCTGTAGAGTAATGATTCTACAGGCACCATTTAGACTTTGATTAAATGTGCCATCTAAAACACCATTAGAATCAAGTCTAGCAATATAATTTCTAATGGATCCACTTACTGTGGTGAAAGCACCACCAATAATAATCCGATCATTTGGACGTACTACAAGTGCATAACAGTCCCCATTGATATCAGGATTGAATGCAATATCAAGAGTACCATCTGTATTTAACCGTGCAACATGGTTACGTGTAACACCATTCACTGTGGTAAATGCACCACCAATAATGATCTTGCCATCAGTCTGTATACCAAGACACTCACCTAATCCGTTCAAAGTAGCTGTAGTGAAAGTACCATCGGCAGTACCATCAGTATTAAGCCGTAGCACAGAGTCCTCACAAAGTACCATAATTTTACCGTCTGACTGGATCAGAAAATCTTTGCAGCTGCTAGGCAATATTGGACTAAAAGAAAACTCAAATAGATCTGTAGATATAAATCTTGCTAACTGACTTTGGGGGTAGCCATTAACTTCAGTGAAATCTCCACCAATTAGCATCTTACTATTTATTGGCCGTACCAATACTTTAGCAACGGATGTGTCCGTAAGGAACTCGAAACCCGTATAATCCTGTACAAGATTAATGGTTTTACTAGTTGGTGTAAAATTAAAACCAAGTTTAGTTGGTGTAATTGTAATTTCACCAACTTCAACTGCATCGAATAAAAAGTAACCAGAGCTATCAGAATACGTGAATTGCCCATCACTTAGATCAATTTTAACATTTTCTACTCCAACAGTGCCAGATATTGCATATTTTGCTGCTACAAAATTCGCAGTAACAGTAATGTCATCCGTGACAGATACATCTATACGTGGATTATCTGTGTTACCATCAGACCAGCTATCAAAAACCCAAAGCGTAGAAATTGAAATAGCTTGTACATATGTACCATCGCTACCATAAGATACTATTTGTGGTGTATTGCCATCAATCTCTCCATTAGCATCCGCAGCATATGTCAGAGTGAATGTATCCAATTCACACACAGCAGATACAAGTACATTACTCGTTACAGCAAGATCTTGTCTAGGATTATCCGTATTGCTATCAGACCAACGCACAAAATTACAATGTGGCGCGGGCACTACTGTTATAGCAGTACCATTACCACCATAATTGACAAGTTGTACCTTATCACCTGTAATAGAAGCATTTAACCCTGGTGCATACCAAAGTACGATTTGCCGAACCATTGTAATAAGGTCTACAGATATATCTCCAGTAACATTAAGATCTTGTCGAGTAGTTTCAATAGGATCAACATACTCGTAATCTGACCATGTAGATAATTGATAGCCTGTATCTGGTGTGGCTGTAATGACTTCACCATCTTCGCCATGATCTACTGTTTGTAAAGTATTACCCACAAAATTAGCATGACTATCAGTGTTAGTATACTCTATGGTATATCTATTAATAGTTGGCTCGAAGCGTAAACCATTATAGACGAGATTACCTGTATGTGTCATGGCAATGTTGTTACGAGTATATGTACCAACTTCAGTAAAGTTGCCACCTACCAGTACACGCGCATCACGTGGTACACTGCCACCCTCTACCATCTCAGCAATCGCGTAGACTGTACCTGTGACATCGGGATTATACGCATATAGATATTGACCATGTATAGGAGTGTCATTATTAGGGTTAATTCGTGCAGCATTGTTTCTTGTCTCACCATTTACAGATGTGAATATACCACCTAACCTATACTGATCTGTGATACAGTGTACAATTGCACCAGTACCTGTAACGTTTAGTGTAGTGGTGCTAAGTGTACCGGCACTCAAATCCATTAATGCGAGGTTGTTTCGCGGATATTTTGTACCACCAATATTGACCTCTTCAAACTGTCCACCTATTAATGTGCCATTTAAAACAGTACCAGCAATATCTGTAATAGCCCGTATCGTATGTGTGCCAGTCACACCTTGATTAATTGGATACCAAGTCCACGTGCCTGTTGAAAGATCTTGCTTAGCTAAATTGGAATTGTTTGTGGTAAAAGCACCACCAACATATAAATCCGTGCCATTATTCTTGACAATGTAAACAACTGCATCAACTTCTTGAAAAGTAGCATTAACAGCCCCAGTAGTGTGATCCACTGCCATCAAATATAATTTTGGTAAAGTAAACCAGCCGCCTACAACAAGCTCAGTAGCTGAACCATTATGCCCTTGAGTTATAGACCTCACTGTACCATTAATACTTGCCACCGTGAAAGTAGGATCAACATAATTATAAGTTAAGTCAACACAGGCAATATAATTATGCATCACTAAATAAATATCAGGTACACCAAAACGCCCACCAATATATAACATCTCGTTGGATTCATCGTAATACATGCAAGCAACATAACAACCGCCACTATATATAGAAATATCAAAATCCAAGTCATCTAGCAAATCGCCTTCTGAAGTAAAATGTGCTAAATGTTTTCTTGATATGCCATTAATTGTGGTAAAAGCACCACCAACAACAACGGAGCCATCTGATAGTTTCTGTAAACACCAAACCTCACCATCAAACGTATGTTGCCAACGACGCAAATTTTCAGTGACATTTACAGAATGGGATATTGGATTAAAGGTATGGCTATTGATCTCGGCAATAATTGTATTTGGACCTGAGGCAGCTTGTAATGAGAAATTACCATCAACATCAGCTTGTGCGCCTTGCAATCCAGCGATAATCTGCGTATTTGCAACTTCTGTCTCGCCTTCTATTGTATATAATGTAGGATCATATACAAAAGATGCCTCTACAGTAATGTCACCCGTGACATTAGTATCTATACGCGGGTTATCTGTACTAAGATCAGACCAAGTACTAAAGCTGTAATTTTGCGCTGGTACTGGATAGACAGGAGCAGCATTTGCGCCATACTCAACCTCCTGTATTGCTCCACTGCCAATACTACCATTTACCCCTGCGGTATAAGTGAGTGTGAAACGCTCTAAACGAAATATGGCAGTTACAGCAATATCATCAGTGACTTCTGTATCAGCGCGTGGATTATCAAGAACTTCATCAGACCATTTCCAAAACTCATAATGTGCGTCTGCAACTGCTGTAACTGCTGTGCCATCAGAGCCATGCTGAACAGTTTGTGATGTATCCCCAACTATTGATCCATTAGATCCTGCGGTATAGTCTAATGAATATTCTGCAATTTGAAATACTGCTGTGATCTCTAAGTTTTCTGTTACACCAGTTTCAAACCTGGAAGTAGCAAGTTCTCCATCTGACCATTGAGCAAACTCATATCCTGTATATGCTTCTGCTACTACGGGATTGCTGACACCACCATGTGTAGCATAAGTTAAATCAGGCGTAATATGGCCATATGCCTCATTATTTGCTAGATATGTTATTACATAAGTATTAATAGTAAAACGTGCAGTGATAATCGTGTCAGCTGTGACGCTCGTTAATTGATGTGTAAGGTCATTATTGATAAAAGTTGAGCCATTTAAATACCATCCTTGAAAATAATGACTTGTCGGCAAGTCTAAAACAGCAGTCATAGTAATGGCATTAGAGCCATGTTCCACCGTTTGTACTAAATTTAGCTCATCTTCAATATGCCCAGCAGATGCCCCCTCAACTATATACTGTATTGTGTATTCATTAATTGCAAATAATGCTGTTACAGAAATATTTTCAGTCACGAAAACATCAGTACGCAAAATACTGGTATTGCTATCAGACCATTCAACGAAGTGATAACCTGTATCTGGCACAGCAAGTATTGCTGTGCCAGAAGCACCATAATTTACTGTTTGTGGTGTATAGCCAGAAATAGACCCATTAGCACCAGCGGCATATTCAAGAGTGAAAGTATCTATTGCATATTCTGCTGTAACAGATATATCCTGTGTGATATTTTCATCAGTACGGGGATTATCTGTATTATCATCTGACCATTGTACAAAGTGCCAATGATCCATTGGTACAGCAGTCACAGTGGAACCATCACCACCATGCTCTACAGTCTGTGCAGTTGCGCCAAGTAAAATTCCCTGTGCTTCTGTACTGTAAGTAAGTGTGTGTTCAATTAGACCAAAATAAGCAATAAAAGTTACCGCCTCTGTAATTCGCGTTGGTGGTAATGTTGAAAGTGTTGTAACTTGCTCTTCTGTGCCATCATTATATCTTTTAGCCCAATATTTAAATTCATATCCTACAGCTGATTCTTTTACATTAGCTGTAACTCCTATGCAAAGTTCATTATAATCTACATATTGTATAGTATCATCACTGATCTCACCAAGATCTGAATCATTTACCTCAAAAGATACAGCATAATTTTCAACAGTAAATAGAGCTGTAACAGTTTTATCTGCAATAACATTGAGATCTTGTCTTGGATTGCTAGTAACATTATCAGATAGCCATCTTGTAAAGTCATACCCTACAGCAGGTACAGCCAGTACTGGAGTACTATTATTACCGTGCATTACTATTTGTGAGGTTACACCTTGAAGAGATCCACCAATACTAGTAGAATATGTTAATGTATATCGCTTTTTAGTAAATAAAGCTACTATTTCCAAGTCAGCAGTTATATTTGTATCCTGGCGCACAGGATCAGTAGAGTCATTATCTGCCCATTTCCAAAATTCATACGCAGTAAGAGGTATTGCTATTATCGGCTCAGGTATATCAGAACCTTCTGCAATATCAGTAAATGACCGTGATAATGATAGTCCAATACTACTGTAAATATTGCCACAAGCTTCAGCAAGCCCCTCAGCATTTTCAACAGTATATGTCACTGTATATGTTTCAGGAGGGGACACAATCGGTTCAAAATATGCATATATTGTACGATTACTTGTGACATTTGAATAAGTATATGGATTACTTGTAGCAGAGGTAGACCACATTTTAAATGTGTAATTCTCGTTGGGAATAGCCGTAACTGCTGTACAATTAGAGCCATGTGAAACGGTTTGAACAAGACTACCTGTAATAATGCCATTAGTTCCTGGCACGAAATTCACTGTATAAGATTTACGTGCAAATCGTGCTTGCCAAGTTCCCTCCTCAGTTATAGTGAGGGTCAGTATAGTATTTGAGGTTACAAGCACATCATTTTTATACCATCCTAGAAATTTATGAGAAGCAGTATATGCTGAATAGAGTGAAGCTGTTGCTGTAATACTTGTATTATATGCTACAGATTGATCTATAGACTGCTGCTGTCCTGATCCATCAATTACTATATAGCCAATATTTGACTCAAGACCATCAGTTTCAAAATGGCAATCATACAACCTATTCGTAGTCCATACATGGTAAGTACGATCCCTTTCAACAAGATCTGAGCGTGTTGCATTTAACTCTCCATCTGACCATTGACTGAATATCTTAGTCTTAAGATGATCCGTTTTTATAACCGCTGTAACTTCAGATGTATATTTGCCCATAGATTTAATCTGAACTGCCTCACCAATAATCTGCGAATACGTATCAGGACTATACTTAATAGTATATGTTGCTGGTACGAAATGTGCAGTATACACTGTATCATAATATGCTTTTAGCCCAATAAGACCACTAATACTTGAGGATAAATTTGTATTTAGATCACTTCCTCCAATATTGGCTGTCCAATGTGAAAAGACATAGCCAGCATCTGGCACTACACTAATAGTATCGCTTAAATAAACAGTATCACGAGCTGTGGTATACTGTTTACTACTCACTGGCACACCATTTACTCTGAGTGTGCCATTTAGTCCTGCCTCAAAAGACACTAAGCAAGTAGCCGGACCAGCTATGGCCGAATATACTGCACGATAATCATATCCAAATAAATGAAAATCATCTATACGCGGATTGTAAGTAAAATGAGTCCACGACCCGGAGATATATCTTTCCCATTGTGAAAAGGTATATTGAGTATTCAAGCTAGGCACAGTATATGCATAAACTTGTACACGCTGATAAAAATCATCCTCCCAAGTTATCTCGCATTCTTGTATCTGCTTGCCAGGATTTACTTGATTAGTCAGATAACCAACTTGTATACCATCCTTATAGTATGTTTCAAATCTAGCAGTTTCCATGCCTATATACTCCTAGTCATCATTCGTACAGATGAGCTGTTACGAAATTGTCGAGCTTCCCAATACACTGCCCCGCGAGGAATACTGTCATCGCAGTTATTTTCACCATATCCTATTATACTACCATCATATCTGAGGCGATTTTGTTCATCTGCATATAGTGTATGATCCGTGGGATCATTGTCAATGGCTAATACTACACCTGCACCAGATGTGATCCTGTCACCAGCAATTATTTCTGATCCTGCTATTATACTCTCAGCAATTTCTAATGATCCCACCAAAGATGTAATGCCATTTAAGGGATCAATATCAATACCTTCATAAGCTACCCAATTATTACCATCACTCCAAAGTAATTGATTAGGATATTCCCATGGCTTCTGAAAAGGCACATGCCCAGTCAAAGAAACCCACCCAATATCTTCTATATATGCTTCATAGTCATTCTGATTATACCGAACTTGTCCACCTGCTGCTGGGGCTGTTTCTATATAATTAGATAGCTCCAATACGCTATTTACTTGTATCTTTTCAGGTGTGACAAGCAAAGCATCAGTAGGAAGCCAAGTATCAATATACCAGTAAGCAATTTCACCGTTGGAAGATCCAGAAGGTAATTCAGGTAAACCATTATTAAGTGTAATCCATGATCCATTTATTAATACCTCGGCATGTGTGCCAGTAAACCGAATTTCACCATTAATCCCATCATTGCCATTGAGCAAAGTCCGCCCAAGATAGATAGTGTCATCAATGATAGACATACCCTGCGATGGACGCCATCTTTCACCATCAAAGGCCACAACGTCGCCTTCAAGAGGCTCGCCCCAAATAGCTTGTCCATGAAAGCCCGCCGTAAACGATACCCATTGCTCGCCATCCCAGCCTTCCCAATCACCACGCCCCACATTATCCGGCGTAGAATAACGAATAGCACCAATCTCTGCTGGTCCTTGTTTATACCCTACACGAACAGTAGTGCCAAAGAAACCTTCCTCATAAATATATAGACTCTGCGCTTCCACCATGCCATTTAACAATACCAAATCACCATCGTCAACGAGAAGATCATTTCCTACTGTTAATGTACCATTAATAGTACCACCCAAAGCCGTGATATTTCCAACTATTGAAGTATTTCCTCTAAGAATAGAGGTGCCATTAACATCAAGCAGATATTCCGAAAGATAACCATCTTCATACCCAAGATTCAAACCTTCCGTAGAAGAAATTGGCAAAGTCACACCAATATAAGGATCTGGTTTTTCATCACCAGTAGCATCTCCAAATATATTAATGTAGTATGCTTCCTCTTCAAAATTATCGACAAGTGATAATACATTCTGAATGCTATCTAAGCCTTCGCCAACAGGTACTTCTATAATCCTACTACGCCATAACCATTTATCGTTGAAATGGATATCAACAGGCTCAATTGAAATGTATGCAGATTCACCGCTTCCTCTTACAGCCAATGCGGATGTATTGATCCAATCACCCTCGTAATACACCAACATGTCGCCGTCTGTCAGAGGTGCAGTCTCAAGAATAGGTGAGCTCAAAGCACACCAATTTTGTGCAACATCGCAGCCCTCGAATCTGTTTACACTACTATTGAATCGAATTGTTCCTGTGGCCGCAATAACATCATCATTTGCAACTAAGCGCACACTGTCGAATACACCTGCACCAAATACATCAAGATCACCAGTAACTAAAATATCAGTGTCAAATTCAACACTGCTATCAAGCATACGTATGTCATGATAAGCACGCCACATCTCACCATCGAAATACAGGCCATGCCCAGTAGCCAACTGTGTATCACCACTCCGTGTAGGTAATACGCTAAGATGACCCGTAAAGGATACCCAACCAATATTTTCAACGAACCCTTCAAAGTCATTTTGATTATACCGAATCTGTCCACCAGCTGCTTCTGGTCTTGGTAGCACACCGTCAATACTAATTGTTATGCCTTCGGAAACGGCATTCGTAAGACCGTGTTCGAGATCACCAACCTGTCCGATAGTCATTACTTCAGAAGTAGAAGTAAGAATCTGGTATTCCGTGGCATGATTAGAGAATTGAATGACACCAGTAGGAGCAGTAGAAAAACCTTGAATGTATACCGTTGATTCTCCAACATCAGCAAAATTACTAACAGACCCATTGTCGTAGAAGTTCTCATAGGGTGCAATTTCAAGTAGATTCAACCAAGTCATGACTCCATCAGAAAGTAAACTTGGATTCTCCACCCAATAAGCACCTGTCCATCGCAGAGTAGAATCATCAGTAGAGCCTGTGGGTAATGAAGGAAGTTCCACGTCAATACCCGTAAGAGGCACCCATACACCTGCTTGAATACATCCTTCGAAGTTCTCTGTGGACTCATTGAATCGAATAACACCGGGATAAGCAGTATCAGTATCCCCGATACATATCGCACCATCTTCACCGATACGGAAAATATCGTTCCTGAACCATTGTTCACCATTCCAGTATAAACCAGAACCAAAAGGTGCAAGTAAATCTTCACCTATGCCTGAAGATCCGTCAGCAAGTGACAATGTGAAAGATGCCCAACGACCATTACCAAGATTACCTTGAAAATCCCCATTATATCGTATCATCCCAGGAGTATCTTGAATGCCGGGATATTGTTCATCTCCTACAGTTATTGCATACTCGAAAGTAACCTCCCCATCTATGGTTAATGAAGGCATCGTAACGTCATGGTTAAAAGTAACTTCACCAGTATCTGCAACAGTTGCAATCGCCAAGGCATTATATTTCAACAGTAGATCGTCATCTTCATTAACTGAGAAATTAAATGATCCAATATTCAAAGTCTCAACAGCCCAAGTATCAGGCAAATCTGAAACAACTAGATTATCCACACGCAAAGTTGTCACAGATAAATCTTCTACTTGTATGCTATTTACGCCGGAAATACCTAGAGAAGAAATAATGATATCTCCAATCTCTAAGCGTGTCCCTATAATATGCCCACTGCTATTTATGCTGGCAACTGCTTCTTCAGCAATATTTATGATCTCTAAGCCATGCCCTTGTAAACCATCGGCGCTTAATACATTGCTAATGTATGATAAACCTTCAGCAGTAGACCATTCTACCCCATCACTAACAAGCATAGACCCAATTTCACCAGGAACCACTACTGTGCCACCAGTCCCCGTGAGATTATGCCAAGTTCCTTCAGCATCACACCAACGCAGAGCATCTGCACTAATAGAATAGGTTATTTGCCCACCAAGTTCATCTGAACCAAGATGCACTATCGGAGCTGATAATACACCAGCAAGATAAGTGAAACTTTCACTAGAAACCCATTCATTGTTAAGTGCATAGGGTATGACATTTGGATTTAAATCTGGATCAGGGAGTATCTGGCTAGGAAGAATATTGGTCAACGATACACGTACATAGCTGTCTCCATGTCGCAAGATACCTTGTATATCATTATTAACATACTCGATCATACCAGCAACAAGCGGAGCCTCTTCAGGCTTCTCACCAATTATGATGGGGCCAGCAAATTGTGCACCATCAGGGTCAAGTAATAATTCTGAAGTAGGTTGCCAACCCTCAGCAGCAGTATACGAGACTGTTGCATGCTCATCGGCAGGTATGGGAAAAGGATTCTCAATCTCAGTGACAAGCATGGGATGCCAAGCACCTGCTTGATATGCACGAAAACCAATGCTTTCATCATAGTACATTATGCCATTTTCAGGGCTATCAGGCTCAGGTGTTACAGACCATAAAGAATAATCTTGAAAAACAACTGGATCACGTAAAATAACGGAAGCATTTTCAAGAACCAAACCACCCAAGTCAATTATTGGCGATTCGACACTGAAAGAAATATCTGCTGTAACCCGTAGATCATCAACATCCATTTCAAAAGCCGATGCAGTCATGTACGTCTCAGCTAAAACAGTATTATTCAATACAATAGTGTCGCCATCAATTTCAATACCCTCAATGGTGATAGTTTCACCAACAGAAATACGAGAAGTTGGCTCAACAACTTCTGATCCAGTGTAATATAGTATATCTCCTATTGTCCCTTCAGGTGGCGTCCAATCACCACCACCCTCACCGCCTTGTTGCGTGAGACTTAACCATTCAGCGCCATTATACCCCCAAAAATCATCATCAGCATACTTAATGATTCCAGCATCTTCACTTACAGTATCACCAATTTGTATATGGCTAGAAAGTGTTAAAGTCACAGCTTCCAAGTTATCAGGCAACTCGTAAGGGCGGTTAGCATCTTGTAATTCTTCAATATTAACATCACCAAGAAGCATTAATACTGTAGTGCCATCTTCCCAAGTAGTTGCACGACTCCAAGGATTACGCGTTCCTATTTGTCTTGCCGTTTCACCATTAACATCCCTATATAGTGGCGGCTCTATTATACCTTCAGAATAACGGTGAAGATATGCATCATCGCCTATGCGAAAATAAATATCGTCTTCTGTGAAAAGATCAACGAAGTCTACATCACCCTCTGATCCAGTGATTGTAGTCTCTTCACCATCCTCAACAGGGATGACATTATCCCAATCACGCGCAACGGTGTATGTAGTGCTACTTAATGCCTCATAACAAAGTACGCGCTCCGCCGTTTTTAGATCACTGAGCGTCAAACCTGCTGTGAGATATATAAGAAAAGGCACATCGGGCATGGTGCCACCGGTAAATAAAGTAAGAGTGGTGCTTGTTTCATTCAATACACCATCTAAAGTATCTTCAGCATAGTTTCTGTATTTAAGAAACATTTACCAATCTCCTTGTTCCGCGATGCAATTCTCTATTCACATTATCAATAAGCCTACGTGCATCGTAACCCTCGTTGCCAGATGATTGCATGGTTACATTAGCCGTAGTTGAATAATTATTAATAGTCTGCCCTGATACAGAGCCACCAGACTGGAAGCGCCCCCTAGGTTGCCCGACCCAGCCACCGCTAGCCATAGCTGCCAGCAACTGCTCTTGTGTCTGATAATTCAAAGTGTTAGATTTAGGTGCACCACTACCCAGCATCCTAGCAAGAAAGATCTCCATCGGCAAACGCTTCAAGATATCGCGGCCCTTATACTCAGAATCAGTTAGAGCCGCAAATAATTCTTGCATACCTACTAAACCTGTTGTTACAGCTGCTTGCTTTACTGATCCTAAACCAAGTGCACCCAATAAACCTTTACCAAGTCCTAAAGCGGCAGTGCCAGCAGTCTTACCACCTGCTAATATACTGGCGCCACCTAAAGAAGGCGATAAGCTCCATCCAGTCATCGCTATTAAAGCTGCTAAAGCTCCTGTAACGCCACCAGCAAAATAATCTTTCCACGTACCTGTACCATAAAATTTATCAAATAGATTTTTATGCCCACCTACCATTTTTTGGCGCTCAAGAATCAATTTATGTCGTTCCGTAGCGTGCCTATTAAAACCGCGCTCACCTAAATTCATACTGCTGCCGTGTATTTTACTTGCATCTTCCATGCTTCTTCGCATTTTTTCGACATCACCTGCTTGCATACGATTTGCCATGTACTGTTTTTCTTCTTCAGTGATAATCGCCCCTTGCATGGACTTGCCAAGAATTTTCACAGCCATTGCTCTATGTAAATCTTGCCCCAAATTGCTAAAAGAACCACCTTTTTGCAGAGGTTCAATAGGTACTGCTTCTCGTTTTGGGATAATATTATAATTCAAGCCATGAAAGATCACATCGTAACCCAATTTCTCATATTTTTCTTGTATTGCTTTTCTTCTAGCAATTGCTTGTTCACCACGAGAAGGGCCAGATCGTTGTTGCATATACTGTTGTTGCATATACTGTTGTTGCATATACTGTTGTTGCCAAGTCATAGGTAATGCATGCGGCATCATTCCTGCTTGTTGGAACATATATCTGCGTGGTTGTTGTTGTTGTTGTTGCAACCAGAACATGCGCAATGCTTCTTGTACAGACCCGCCGTCGGCATAATAACCAGCATTGAGTTTTTCTAATAGATGTGCATGTTTCTGAGCCATTTCGCGCCTAACAACAAATTCCCCAGGAGTCAACCATGCAGGGACAGTATCTGTGCCTTGAGGCCCACCAATAACTCCGCCACCAGCTTTCAAAGTACGTGGAGCTAAACTCTCACTTAATGTATCTTCATATGTGGCAAGTATAAGCTGTGCTGCTTTCTTTTCCGCAAGCCTACCAGGAGTAATCCCCCAAGAATTTGCAATTTCTTCGATTCTTCGGCGCAAAGCTTCATTACCAGATCCAAAATTGTCAATAAACTCTTTCAAAGAAGCATCAAATTGCTCTTGCTGATCTCTAGGGATAATGCCTCTATGCCCTGCATAAGTCTTTTGAACTTGTCCACCTAACTTTGCAACTGCATTGAATTGTTCAGGATCATATTTAGCTAATACTTGAGCAGCAGCATATAAATTGTTAAATACATCACCCTGCATATATTCAGAAGATTTACCAGCTCCGATCTGTTCACGCTGCTTCTCAATTTTCGTGCGTTCTTCAAATTCTTTTTCCAGTGCCAAGTTAAGTGCGGTCGCACGCTCAAGATATGCTTGAAACTTTGGTTCTGATTCAATATCTCGCGTATATATTCTTTTTTGTTGTTCTGTAAGCTGTAAGTATAGCAAATCTTTAATAGCTTGCGAAGACATTGACTCATCTTCAAGAGCTCTGCCAACTTTTTCAGCGAGATCTTTAAATTCTTTGAAGTAGTCATCCCACTTTTGCTCTAGTGTTTTAGCACCAAAAAGACCTTCATATAGATCTTTAACATTCTTAGGTGCACCAATTTCTTCTGCATAGCGTCCTAGGACATAATCCATCATGCTTGTCAGATCATCACGAAGCATTAGAATAGGTTCTAAAAACATAGAATCTTCTGCTTTACCCTTACTCGTAATGATCTCTTGTATCTTTTTATCTAATTCGCCAAGAGTACTTTCACTACGCTCAATGAATCTCTGAGCAATTTGCAGAGTATTTTCAGAGCCATAGGCATCCAGCCGACTAAGAATGTCTCGTGAAACAGCAACTTTCCTTACATAAGCATCAAGGGGATTAGCCGCAAAACCAACAAACAAATCTTCGCGACGACTAATTAAGCCTTCGTAAATATTCTGAAGATCTTTTGCAGATTGTAAAGTAATCTCTAATGGCCGTGTGATAGTAGCATAATAGTTTTTCCATTCTTGTGCCTGCTCAGCAAGTGCTGTTTTAAGTGCAGTCTTCTGTTTCATGAAAGCTTGCGTATGCTTTTTCAAAGTCTCTTCAATTAGATTTTGCTCTTCATGATATCGCTTCTCCATTGCTATTTTAGTGTCATCTATGAAATCACTATAGTTATCTTTAAGGTCATTTAGCATTTTTTCTGCATACAGATTCATGCGTGTATTTAAGAAAACACCTGCAGCTAGTATTGCACCCCATCTATTACCAGCAGATTTAAAAGCTTTTGATATTACTGGATCATTAGGCAGAGCAGCCATTGTTCTACCTAATAAAGATACGCCTACAAGAGTACCCAATGCAGGAATATAAGCAGGTGCATCAGCTAATCCATGTATCCCTGCACCCTTCGTTAAACCAAGATGCAAAATATCAGCATGTTCTTTTTTAAGCCAATCATCAACGCGCAAGAGCGCGTGCAAAATAGACTGCGCCGCATCTATGAATACATTTTTACCCTTCGTAACAATTTCAAGAAAGCGCTCACCAGGCCCAGTATAAATATACTTTTGAGCCTCTAAATATGACTCCATTGCGGTTTTCGTCTTGCCAACTAGCTCTTCATACTTACCAATATCTCTAGTTACAGAGGCATAACCTGTTATTGCTCGCAGATTTTTCACTACTTCAGAAAGTTCACCGGCTGAACCATGTGTATAATCCATTAAGCGCTGAAGGACACCACCAAAACCATACAGGGCAATTGCAGCCTCACCAGAATCTACTTTTATACTGCTAAAGAAAGCTTTCATCTTATCTGAAGGCTTCAATAGCGAATTCATGATATTGACGATATAAGTACCACTGCGCTCGAATTTCACACCACCAACCGTGATGAACTGGATCATTGCTTCCACAGATTCAAGACTAACTCCCAATAATGAAGACATGGAAGTTATACGACCGATTGTATTAGCCATGTCACCTAAGCGTACACGGCCTAATTCAACGGTCTTGAAAAGCTGTGCGGAAATGATCTCGGCATTGGATACGCTAATATTATATGAATTCACGATTGAGGAAAGTGCATTTACTGCTTCAGTGAGGCTAGATTTCGTGGCTTTCGCTAATCCAGCAGCAGTACCAGCAAATACAATTGCGCCTTGACCTACTGCTACCTGATTAGATTGAATCTGATATAGTGCTTCCACCACATCTTGTTGTGCTATATGATATACATTGGAAAGGTTTTTAACAGAAAGTGCCCATTGATCTACAGACATTTTCGTTGTACCACTAATTGTCTGTATTTCTGCAATGCTTTTCCAAAGTTCAATTGCATCAGTAGTAGCTTGCTTAATAGCATTTGATATGCTATAGAAAACAAGAGTTATGCCACGCGCAAGCACAAGCCTAAAGAAATTATCCCAATGTGCTACAAAACGTGCAGACTCAACCTCGCCATATTTAATCGCTTTATTATAACCTGAAGCTGCTCTTGCCAACTCAGGATACTGTCCAATTAATTCCGTATTACCTTTTTGCATCTCGGCAATGATTTTTTGAAAATTTCCAACATCGCTGCCGGTTGCTAAATCTTTATATTTTCCTTTAAGATCAATAGGTGTCTTAGAATAAACATCAAGTAACTGGTGACCAGCGCGAGTGACATCAACTTTACCAAAGCCCGTGATCTCACGCCCATGTGTTTTCTGAAAAGTCGTTTGCAGCCATTCCAACTGCCTTCCTTGTAAAAGAGAAGCACGTAATTTTTCTTGACTAAATGCTACCTGATCTTTTTCGGCTTTTGAAACCGTTTCTCTTGCCAGTTTAGATTGTTTATTAACTTCTGCTGTTATTTTATTCTCAAGCGTTAAAACAGTGTTTTTGAGACGTACAAGCGCAGTGTATGCGGTCAAGTTTTCTTTGAGCAGCGCATCCTCTTCTCTTTGCTCTGCTAAGCGCTTTTGAGGATCAGTTGATGGCGCTCGCATCATTACATCAATAGCATGTGCTGCTTTTTCTTTGCCTTCAGGATCTTTAGCATACGCATTGGCAACTGTCAATTTCGTTTTTTCTGCATCAGATGCGTAGCGCGCAAAAACATCTCTCCGCATACCTCTGAAATGCAATTCTGCTTGTGCTTCAGCCTTTTTTCTTACATCCTGTATAACTTTCGTATCTTCTAATGTCGTACCGGGTTGAATAGTAGCAACTCGTTTATCACTATACCGTTCTAAGAAAGGGTGCGCCCCTAATTTCAACTTGCCTGAAAGACTTGCATAAATGTCATTAATGGCATCTGTTTCTTTAGCTGGGCCTCTAGTCTTTTTCGCTTGCTTTTCTGTTTCTTCTCTTACTTGCTTTTTTGTTCTTAGTTGCCTTTGAATCTCATTCGTTACTCTTCGTTCTAGTGTTTCTTCTTTTCTTTTAAGAGAAGTAATAGCTTCATGCGCCTCGATATTCTCTTGTAATAGTTGTGCGCGTTCACGTTCATTGCCCACGCCACTCATTATATTCATGGCACGATGAGTCTCTTCTGCTACTTTCTCCGCTGGCTTATTTGGATCATCATAAGATTTCGCTACGGCATCTAAAGTTCTTCGTAATTTTGCTGCATGTTCACCATAAGCAACAGTTTGAATTTCTTGAATTTTCCTTCGTGCTTCAGGTGTTGCTGTACTTGTATCAGTTGCACTTAGTTTAGGTTTGAATGCTGCCTTCTGAGCATTTTCTTCCTGTATCAAAGCAGCACGTATTATGCCCTTGCGCTTTTCAAGTTCTTTATTTACTGCCTGTGCTTGTGTAACTTGTTGCTTTGCCACATCTACTTGTGTTTTGCTTGCCGTGGTTACTTGTTGTGTTTTCTGAAATTGCTGTTGCAAAGTCTCACTAATAGACTTCATGTGCGTAGTTAAGGCAGTGTATTGGTTTTTGATCTCATCAATTAGTTTCTTCTGCTCTGCTGCCACTTTTTGAAGATCAGCAGAAACATTGCCCACAGGGATTTTAGGCAGGGGAGTATTTGCAAACTGTTCACCAGCCTTTTTAGCGGCATCGGCAGCCTCTTGATACTCTTGCAGTTTTTTTATTATAGTCTCAACAGCTTGTATATATGTACTTGCATCTAAACCAACAGTTGATGTTATATCAGCCATTATGCATCTCCAAAATCAAAAGTACTTTGCCCTGCTTTGGGCATAAATATATTCAAAGTGGGGGTTACATACTGTTGTATATACCCACCAATCTTATTTTCATATTCATAAACAGCAGCATCTTCAGGTTTATATTTCGCGGGTTCACCATCAGCCCAATAATTGAAACCTTGATCTTCTGTTATAATAACGAAATCGAAATTCATCTGACCATTATGTGCAGAGGCCATAGAAAATGATCTTATGCTTCTTGCATCCGTGTACGTCTCTGCTTCATATCGCCACTCTTGACGCGATTCTAAATCAAAATAATGCTGAGGGGAAAATTTCCCCCTATAAGGTGGTGTTGTATCAGGTGTGGCAGGATATGATGGTGATCCAGGAACTTGTCTTGTAGTCGGTTCTAGATCCACATCGGAAGGCTCAAAAGGTAAGCCACTCTCTTGCAGCTTATCTTCAATGTCATCTAACACTTGCAAAGCTGCCGTCCGTGTTGCACCTGTCAACACCGGTATTCGCTTCGCAACATCAGTCATATAATCTTGTAATGCTCGCAAATATGCATAATTTAATCTGTTAGAAATAAGGACAGCGGCCCCTTCGATCCCGACACCAAGGCCAGGAATTTCAAAAGAGCCGCTGTGTTTCATAGTCTGCAATCTCCGAAAAGGCTATCATCTGAGCCTGTACTACTGGGCTACATTCATCCCATGTATTGCCTACTCCGGGGGGTTTGATCCCACAGCGTAGGCAAGCCTTCCAAACAGCATAAAGGAAAGTCCGACCATCGGGGATTACGACGTCCCCGCCTTTTTGGCTATAGCTAAAAAATCGTCCTTCGCTTTCTCAATGAGCGCGTCGTCCATCGAGTTGCATTTCAGGACTTCCAATTCTATCCGGCGAATATCGCCTTCGCTTAATCCGTTATTTTCCTTCAACTCTTTACGCCAATTCGGATAAGTCTCAATGTCATCACGATCAACAGTTTGCCATTCCACTGGTTCCCTATTACCTTCTTCATCTGCTGCTTCGGCCAGCGATTTCACGTAAATCCATTCCGTAAATAGCATGGAATGATGTGCCATCGCTTCCTTGTAATCAGAAGTGTCAGTTAAAGGTTTTTCTTTGCCCGGCTCACCACCCATTCGAGGTTTCGGCATAGGGCACAGAAGATCAAACTCATCATAGCTTGAAATAGGCAAAGCAATGAAAAAGAATTTCACTGTGTCTGATAATATCGGAATTATCACTTCGCGTTGAATTTTCGGGACAATACCATTAAGTTTCATACTCCCCAATCTCCTATAGGTTGTTTAGCTAGCTCTTGGATCATCCGGCCAAGTACCACCAAGATCTTCCAAAGGTACAAGTTCACCTTCTGTAAGTACTTCATCTCCAAGTTCAGCGGCATAAGCCGCTGCAAAATCGAAGCGTTGTACAAACGGGATTTTCACATGCGACATGCCACGTACACTCACGCGCTTGGATGAGGTGTCCCAGCCAATGCTACTTGCACGGAAATACCTGAACAACGTTGCTTCACCCAATGCTGAGCTAAGAGGGCACTCCAACTGCGGGATGCTATGAAATTCCAGCTGACAGCAATAAGGGGGACAACCATATTCAGATAACCACGTTTCGGACGTGCCGTAAAACTGCTTTGCACCCGTCGCGAAATTGTAACCTGTAAGAATTTCATGAACCGTATGTGGTTCCGTCCCACTAGAAGCCACGAAAGTAGCCTTACCTTCAAACGTAACTTCCAAAGGACTGGCATTACCCTTCGACACGTCATCCAATTCTTTACGGTTCAACTCATACACGGGTTCTTGTGAAAGCGTCCACGTCAGATTGCCTTCACCAAACTTCATCAATACCCAATCATATTCAGTGGCTACTTCTGTTGCTTTGGTCATCAGAAATAGCGCGACATTTGCAAGATCGACAGATTTACCGACTTGCAAACCGCTAGCACCGATCAAAGGATATCTTTTCATACTTAAATCTCCTTTTGATACTCAATTGCAATTTGACAATACTCTAAAAACTCGGTAGCACCATGATATACGACTTTGATCCTATCGAGTGCGGAACAATCAACGGGGTTGCCATCATCATCTCGAAATACAAGAGTCTTGTGTGCTTGTGCAATGTACCTATCAACAATGTCAGACCAGTTATACACCCCTGATCCAAGTTTCAAAGTCAAGTACAAATACACCTTCCAAGTCATATAGCCTGAGCGGCCTATGTAATTGGTGAACGGGCCGAATAGATGAATTTCGCAGCGATGAGTCGTCACATCAGTTGGTTTCGCTTGACCTTCATAATAAGTCTGCATGCCATCCAACGTATAGTGATTATAAACCGCTTGTAATAAATCTTTCATGCCCGTACCACCAATTCATAAGCATCTTCTAATGGGTAAGGTGTCAACTCCTTGACTTTGAAAGTCAATGTACCGACAGTCACCACATCATCTACATGTATCTCAAAACTAGGCGTCTGCAAAACTACTATGCTGTTGCCTTGCGCATACAGATTACCATAATCAGCACTGGATCTTACTTGCTTGCTATACGTTGAAATAAAGGATACAGGCAATAGAGCCATCTTTTCTTCATGCTCTTCTTGATCCAGCGTTTCCATGCCAGTTTCAAGATCAAGCGTTGTCGAATTTATATGGGTTATTGTCCCGTATGCACCATACTCACGTAATAGCCAGTAAATAAAATCACTCATCCTTATTCCCTTTTTTTCTGCAATTATTAATCATTTCCGTAATTACACGGGTATTCTCTTCCAGCGTTTCCGTAAGGCGCTCACGGATGAAAATGTTCAAACTATCGTTCTGAATACTTGTTCGTTCTTCACGTCGCCAGTCCCGCCATAAAAAGAATGCAATTGCAGCAATAGCAGGGCCATAGTCCTGGATGATACTAATTAGGGTAATCGTATCGCTTGGCATATTCCTGATACTCCAGTGAAGTCAAAAGTAACTTCACCACTTTCCTCGAAATTCGCAGAAAATGGCCCAATTGCCCAAACTTTACCGGGGCCGATTGTGATAGGCACACTTTCAACAGCATAAGTATAAACTGTGGCAGTAACATTAGGTGTCACCACCAAATCGACAGATTCGTCAGTATTCTGGAATAGCACAATCTGTTTACCGCGCGAATTGGTCATAGTCATGCCATTCACGAGATCAACATCAGTCTCCATATTGACATTTAACCCTTCCAAGGGGCTAATTGCATCTGGCTGTGGTATTTCCGTTCGATCACCAATAACTGGGTACTTTTTAACGGGTATAGAACGCATAGTAACTGCCCTCCTCTCCGGTAAAAGTGAAAGTTAGTATGTTCTCGGAGCCTTCATGTTCACGGCCAAATGGGCCTAAAATCACCATTTCTTCAGGCGCCACAGTAGCCGTTACAGGAATAGCGTCAAGAGATTCACCGCTTTCCGAAAGCTGTGCAGTCACTGCCACGGTAATCGTGAGATCTATGCCACCATAGTCATCGGTATTGGCAAAGATCACTGCGACTTTCCCCGCAGTGCGCACACTAGCACCCTCGTTTATGATCGTCAGACCCTCCGCAATATTAAGCGGAGTCCAGTCTAACGGCGCAAGAGGGACGCCAGTTTTTGCATTCATTGTAATCATACACTTGTTTCCTTATGATACAAACACACCACCATAGCGAGTGTCAAGAGTCTTCACCGCACACAACGTATCAAACGTCACCGTGGTCACCATGTAATTTGCGTCATACGCAAAGGTCACACGCAGTGACAAGCCATCAGCAGCTGCGAAACCTGAACGAACACTAAACTGCGGGGTTGCCATAGGACGGTTTACAAACGTAATAGCTTCGGGGACTATTGCCAAATTGTAGTTACCATAAGGCATCAATGCAATAGTTGCGCCATGAGCCACGGCTTCATCCAACGGGCGGTTCAACAGGATTGTGCTATCACCCTCATCGACATCCGTAACCATGTATCCCGTATTGGAATTACCAAACGTGATACCCTGGCCACTAATAGGCATATCCGTGAAACCAGTAACCTGAATGACATCGCCATACTGTGCAGCATACGATTCGCCAACACCATCAGGATGATCCACCGTACCAGCTTCCATGACCGTGATAACTGCGTCATCAGCAACGGGAGCACGTAGCGCCGGAGTAATGACAATTTGCGTACAAGGCGTACCAGTTGCAGTGCTGATCCTGTGAGGTAGCATTTCGCCCTCAATAAGACACCAAGAGCCGTTGGTCAATGCGCCAGCAAAACCATCCACCGTCAACGTCGTCTGTCCAGCAATGTACCCTGCGCCATTATTCACAGCACCATCAACAGTCGTTTGTGTTGCGGGGATTTCCGGTGTGAAGGAACTTTCGTACACATCGAAGCCACGCAGGCGCCCCAAAAGGCCATTACGAATAGAGCCTTGAGCTATGGAATCCTGAATTTCCGATGCAGAAATATACCGATCCACGTTCTGCAGCAATTTGTCAGTGGCCGCGCCAACTGAGATCAACCGCGAAGAACCGGTATTTTCACGCTGAAAAAATTCACGAAGATTCATGACACCAGCATCAACATTCGCTGCCGTAATACCAACAGCACCAGCAGACTGCGCCACGAAATTGTAAACTTCACCAGTAATGACCTGCTCCATTGCACTAACCATCGCTTCCGCACCACGCGGCGCATACTTGGCAATAAGGTCTTGCTGCGCCCGTTGCTGATCGCGATCATCAATCTCAATGGTAACATGCAAGTGCTGATTCAGCACAACAGTGTCGCCAGTTGCTTGGGGCTGCTGCTTCACAACAGACTGGCCCTGAAATTTACGTTTCGCCGTAAAACCAAGCTCATGATGTACATTCACCGTTTCACCCGCGACTGCAAAATACTTGTCATAATCGCGATTAACTCGGCCAAGCAGAACCTTTTTTGCTTCCATGTACGCAAGAGCTTCACGTGCCCACCATTCCGGTACAAGCGCGTCAATGTCTCCAATCAAAGGATATACTTTCATAAATTACTTTCCTTGTCGTTTTTTCCATGCATTATACGCCTCTTGAGACACCAGATCTTCTGGACCAGGGACGTCAGATGCACCTTGTTTGCGAGGATTATTAGTCCCACCAACACCAGGTACTTCTTGGTTAATGAAAAGGTTTGCATATCTATTCTTCATACCTTTCATAGTTTCCAAAGCCTGTGTAGGGGCTAATTCTTTGACAGTAACAACACCCTTGTCGTCAGGTACGTCCAAGGTTACCATAACCTCATGCTCTCCAGTAGGTTTACCGTCTTCATCAACAACCTCTTTCAGCCGAGTTTTGGGGCGGATGATGCTGAAAATTTGCTCGAAAGAAAATACAGGATGATCCAATGCAGCAAGCTGAAGCGCATTAGTAATACGCTCTTCTTGCCACCGCGATTGGGCAATATCCCGTTCTTTCGTTAAATTCTCTTGCGTCATCTTCAGATTGTTTTCAAGATCCTTGATTTTCTGTGCCATTTGCTCTTCTTGAGTCATGGTTTTACTTTTCAGAGACTGAATTTGCTGTTCCAATTCCTCTTTCACCGCTTCGGTAGTTGTAGCTTTCTGCTGCAACTCTTCCAACTGCTGGATCAGAGTCTTATTAGCCTCGGACGCTTTCACACGAGCTTGCCCGATTTCCTTATTCAAATGTTCTTGCGTGAATAAGCGAACACCACCATCAAGCTCATAATAAGTGTGTCCGGTTTTTTCATCTTTTTTAATGGCCACGGATGTGGTAACTTCTTTTTTCTCACTCGCTGACTCATTGTTCTTATCCCCAATGATAGGATACATCTTGTACATCTTGTACATTTTCCGGCCTAATTTCATGATACTCTCTCCAAGTCCACTTGCCTATGGGTCTGCATATAAGGTGAAAGGATACGCCATGCTTCATAACACGGGATACCCAAAGCCAGATATTCTTCAACCATAGCAGTGTTTTTTTGTTGCCTCAGTGGGCCATACCCCTGAGTTGTTCGTGACAATAATCTATACTCTTTATCAGTATCTACACCATCTGCAAATGCTAATGCCATCTCGAATATTGCTTCTTTGAAATCTTGTGTTAAAGGATCAGGTAATTCTGCTTTCAATGGTAATCTGTTCAATACACGTTGGGCTGTGGCTAGGCATACTTCTTGATCGGTGCAGCGATCCCACACACGCTTTTTAAGATGCCAAGCCACATATTCTTCCATTTCTATCATCATGTGCCCATGTGTACTCCACTGTTGTAATCCGTAATACTTCCATCAACGCCACCAAGTAACACCGAACTCATCGCCGTGGCCGTGTATTCCGCTGGTATAGTGATCTCACCTATAACCACTGAATTAATAAGCTGCAACTCACCCGCACCAGAAGGCGTAAGCGTGGTGATGCTACAACCAATAAACGCTGCGGCACAATCTTCCAGTGTTACCGTAGTGATCTCGGCATTCTGGACACGCAAATGTTCTGCATCTGTCGCACCCAAAGTGGTAATATACCCACCATCGACAAGCAATACCGGAGCAGTGCAGGTCAAGGTGCCAATAATACCAGACGTATTGTCGATCATCACCGGAACATCAACTTCAATGTCTCCAACATTGCCAGCTATTACAATTGTACGCATACGCAATAGCATGGCACTAAAAGATGCCTCATCAGAGACATCGGGCACAATTGCCAAAGCTTCCGCGAAAGTATCGAAAGGCTTATCTGCGGAACCGTCAGCATTTGCGCCACCAGCGCGCGAATCTACATAGATTCGTGAAAGGCCAGTTACTGTACCACTTGAGGTTAATCCCATAGTTACTCTTCCTTCTCAATTAAATTTGCCCAATCTTCTTCCACCACCTTCGGTGGTTCCACCACCTTCGGTGGTTCCTTCGGTGGTTCCACCTTCGGTGGTGCTTCCACATACAAATGCGGACTTGTTTCTGTCTGCGGAGGTATCATTTGTTCTCCTTTCGTACCGGTTTTGATCCGTCGTCTGTTTTCGTTGGATCTTGTGCCAAAGTTTTCTCATTCACACTGGACTGTCCAGGATTAGTATCCAGATCTTTCAAACCACGAGCGCCCTCTGAAGATTGTGCTGCTTGTATACGCGCGATGCGTTCGGCATGGTCTTTTCGTGCTTTCGCGGCCTCACCCTTTTTATAGCCACGGCCAATTGAAGCCGTCTCATCGGAAACGAAACCTGCCTCGTGATCTGATTTCAGAATCTCAGGATCCGCCGTGGGAACTGGTGATGCATCAATTTCTTCATGCATTTTCACCAGAGTATCGTAGGGCACGCGATGCCCGTGCAGTGTGCTTGCTATAATTTTCGCTGTTTCCTTTTGGAATGTCACACTGGGAACCGCGTGCTGAAGATCATTAAGTTCCTTGGCATTTGCTCTACGCTCTTCTTCACCAAGAAGCTCATATTTACGCGGATATTGAATCTGTGCGGGTTTCGCTTTCTTGTAATTATGCCAATACATTGACACCAAGCTTTCCGCTGATTGTAGAGCCATGCCAATAACGCTTAGGCCAGACTCCAAACCTTCGCGATCTTTTGCTTTCGATTCCGCGCTTACTAATCGAGAAGACAGATTTGTTATAGCCAAAGCCGTGAGTTGCCTGATCTCTTGTTTCAGCTTCTCTTCCTGCTCCATTGTAACTTTCAATGGTTCAGAGCTGGGATGTATCCATTCTGGCCGTTCCGTATTTTTCGGATAACGGACACCGGTAAGTGTACCTATCTTGGTTTTCGTATCTTCTGGATCAGTGCGTCTAGCGAATTCCGCATGTGGATCATATTGCTCGGTATATAATGGGAAGTTTCCTGACCAAGTTAGGTAAATGGAAGCAGATCTGATGTTCAGTAACGTGATTTGATAATCCGCTGTATCTCGCAATAGACTATAGGGGATATGCAACCGCACGAATGGTATATGTGGAAGCGCCAAGTAATATTCCGATTTGACTACCTCACTTTCGTCTAGGATTTGCACAAATATGCCATCTTCCGTTTTCAAAATCTTACGATAGTTCCACTCATATCCTGTCGGTAAGCCATTTTCTATTTTTTCCACATGATCTCGTAACAGGATTGCCATGAGTTCACCATCTTGGTAATGCCAGTTCAAAATATCCTCGGCAATATATGAATAAATATAAGGCTTTGACTCTTGCACTAGCGTACTCGGCGTATATGGGTCATTATCCACATATATCCCTACTGACCCCATAGCCATGAGTTCGCCAACGATATATTTGGAAAGGAAGGCATTCATGGAATTACCTTGACGGTCTACCCCGCCTTCTAGCCCTTCCACGAGACGTTGGTACAGTGGGTGCCCGCCGATCCGCTTGATTTCACTGCTTCTTTGTACCAATGCACGCGCGAATTCATCTACAGCTTCCCTTGCGAAGGCCGGGTTGTGTTTCAAACGTTGCCTATCCATCCATGCCGCATCTTCTTCGTTATACCGCTGGTAAAGATATGTGGACATGAATTGCGTTGGATCAGAATATGTGAGCCGATATTTCGTCAGCGCGGTGGAATCATATGTGGGATGGCAAATCGTCATGTTTTTCGCTCCGTAATTGGCTGATTTCCACCTATTTCTAGGCAAGCCAAGGCAATTTCCGCATAATTCCTTGCATGGGCGTAATGGTCATCCCCAGTTTTCACATACTGGTGGAAAATATTGCCGTTTGCATCTTTCATTGGCCTACGCACGAGATGCTGCGTATGTTGTTTCCACTCTTCCGGTGTATCCATCGGCAGATCCATGACTTGATTAATGATCCTACCCAAAGATCGGTCTAGCCAAGCCGTGCGATTCACGGAAACCCGATCTTCGTAGGTGGTTATATTCAACTGGCCGCCATAATGACATAATTTAACCCTCCCAGGGTACCTTTGTGCCAGAGTCAAGGCAGCTCTCGTATCCGGCTGCTCATCAATAATTACCATCGCGGGCCTGAAAAGGTAAATGAAATTATCAATATCCTCGAAAGTCTTCGCCGTTCCTGCGAAAAGCAGTTTCGGATACATGTTGTCGTTAATATCTATGGAGTCTTGTTTGTATTCATGCCACTGGTCAACTTCCACATGCAATTGACCGCCCACGTCAATTCCCATAGTCATGAGTCCGCCAATATTCTCACGCATCTTATAGGGTTTCATGCAAGCTTCGATATGATTGGGCGTCACATTATAACCAGACACAATGTGTGCTTCGCCTAACTTGGAATTGTGAAATTCCTGTTCTTCCGCGGCATTTGTCTGACTCAGGGCCACAGATTCGGCGAATTTGGTGTGGGAGATCACTGGCGAATACATCTGATTCACTTGATAACCATGAATCTTGGAAGGATTGGCATGTACCCATTCACCCTGCCGAATTGCAGGCATTTTCTCTTCGTCAGTAATGACTTGCTTGCAATCCGTACAAATATAACCCGCCTCGGTAAAGGAATCGGGATATACCAGACGAATATGTCTAGTGCAATGAGGGCAAGGGAAGAAGAAATTGGCTTTGCTGCTGCGCTCGAAAGTGACGTTGACGCCATGTCCAGGAATGCTAGGAGTGGAGATATGCCAAATCTGTCGTGCCCCTTCCACTTGCCCCGAAATACGCTCACGGACGAGAATAATGGCCTCTTGGTCAAACTCGTCCTCCTCGTCTAATATAATTAACCCTACAGGTAGGGATTTCAATGCATTCCTTGCTCTGGAACCCCTGACGTACAGACTGTTCGCTCCCGCTCGCTTCAACGACACGTTATTGACGTTCGTGAATAGTTGAGTCAGGTAGGGTGAACGCTCCAAGGCCGGATCAAAGCGGCCCGACGAAAAATCCGTTGCGTCAGGGGTCTTCGTGGGGAGTACATATAGGACATCTTGTTGGAGACGATCAATCGTAAAAAATGCTCGATTGATCCCGACCGACTCCGTGAAGCCCATTTGCGCTGCTTTTTGTCCTACACACTCTTCCGAATCATCATCCAACATGTCTTCTGTCCAAGGATGATAATCGAAAGTGAAGGGGCCAGGGAACGGTTTGCCCATGACTCTATAGGTAGTAGCCCATACACTAGGTTTGGTAGCTCTGCGTGAAGCTAACCCACCCAGTATGGCTGTAATCATGGCTTGCTTAGCCTTATTAAGGTTATTCATTCATACGCTCCCATTAATACCTCTTCCACGCGATCAGATACTTTTTGTAGCGTGTCAATATCCAAATAATCTCCAACTATACCCACAATTTGCTGGGCAATGTTGACAACCTCTTCAATACTTAATAATTGGTGTGTGATCTGGCCAACTTGGATATTGGTTTTGAGTAGCTGGGAAATTTTGTCTACCATTTGCATAATTTGACCACTGAAAC